CACGATAGTTTCCGCATCAACCGCATTTCTTAAGAGTGAGCCTTTTTGCTGGCTAAGCATTTGCACGTTGTTCGAATATTGTTGAACAAATGCAGTAGTGATTTGACTAGACATAATCTAATCCTCCTCTTTTATGGTTGATTGATTTAATCGTTTTGATTTTCCGCAAATGCGGATCTCTACTTTGCAGTTATAGTCAGCAATTAGACTTTTTTTCTAGCGGTCTTACGATTGTCGCTTGAAACTTGTTTTACCCAGTTAAAATATTTATCTGCTACGTTAAGTGGATCTTTTCGTTCGTACTCAGGTCCAAACTCTGTAGCAAGTCTTAAACATTCTAATCTGATTTCAATATCTGAAATAGTTCCTATTGGTTCAAATTTTTCGTTAGCCATTTAATTGCTCACGTAATTTAAACACTCTATCCACTGTCTTTTTGTGGTTAGGATGAGTTTTTTGCCAATATGGTGATCCATCTTCAGTAAGCTCAGAGATTTCATTTTCAATCTCTTTTGCAGTGACATATCCAGTACCTTCACCTTTTATTATTTCATCTTCAGATAATTTATCTGCAAGCATTGAAAAGGCTTTGATAACTGAAACATTATCACCTAATCTTGAGCCGTCTTTCATAATAGTATTATTAAGCATTTCACTACCTAAAGTTTCGACTGCAAGTTTTTTAGCTTGATCTAATCTTTTATTATAAGTTGGACCAAATTCTTTTTTGAGATCAGTCATAGCTTCAGCTTGTTTTTGTTCAAACACTTTTGTTTGATCAGATTGCTGCTGCTCGTTCATTTCATTATAAAACTTAATGATACGTTCAGCTTGCTTAGGTAATAAACCAATTCTATAAGCAGTCTCATTAAAACTTTTTAGTTGATCTTGATTAATTTCATCTTCTTTAAAAGAATACTTATAACCTTCAGGTTTAGAAGGACGACCTAATTTATTAAAGACTTCCTCCCAATCTTCATCTGTTGCCATCTTATTTGGTATAGCAACTTTATTAGAACCAACTAATTTTTGTGCAGAAAGATAAGATTTAACAAAATCATTCATTGTAGAAAAATTTTGCAAAGCTTTCTCTTCTTTGTATTCCTCAGGAATTAATTCTTTAAAATTAATTACCTTAGGCTCTTCTTGTTGTTGTTCAGTAGTAGCTTCAGCTAAAACTGTTTCTTTAACCTCAGGTGTTGCCTCAGGTTGAGCAACATCTTTTGGTTGCTCTGATTGCTCCGCTGGAGCAGTTGTCAGATTTTCCATTATAACTCCTTAAGTTATTCTTTGTGATTTAATAAACTTTCAATAAACACCACTAAAGATCTTTGACCTTCGTAATAAGCGCTTTCGTGACTATCGCCTTTAACGTGCGTTGTATTGAAAAAATGGGATCTTTTTTTAAGATCATCTAAAACTTGTTTGCCAGTGTCAGTATTAAATGTTGTTTTATAATTTTGTACTAACTCTTTTAATTTTTTATTCTGTTGGTCCACGATTTAATTCCTTAACCATTGGAGCTGCGTCTTTTGCCATTTGAGCCTCTTGCATTGCTTGCATCATTTGAGCTTGCTGAGCTTGAGCTGCTGCTCTTTGTTCTCTTACTTGTTGGACCTGAGCATCTGATTTGATCATCTTAGCTGGTAGTCCTAGTAAGTTTATTATTTGTTTAACTAAACCGTTTTCATCTATGTAATCTTGAACTGGAGCTATCTGACCAATTTGTGTAAATAATTCTAAACCTCTAACTAAAGATTGTAATTCTTGAGATCTTTGAGCTAAAGCCATTGGTGATACATATTCAATTTCTATTTCCTGATTAGATAAAACTTCAGGTGCAACTAAAAATAATTTATTTCTTAGCATTATATTAAACACTCTTAAGATCATTGGTTGCAATAACTCTGATTGTAATCTTGAAAGAGCTGGACCAAGTATTCTCATCTTCTCTTCGTTTCTTTGTATAACTTCAGTTGCAGTCATACTTCTTTGAGAACTGATCATTAATTGGTCAATATGAAATGTTTTATTAATTGCGTCTCTTCTTTGATTTTCTTGATTTAAAGTAACAGATGTTGCTTGACCAATATTTAAAGGTTCAATTCTGTCTCTTGATCCTGCTCTATAATAATTTAGTGAACCAGCACTCATTCTAATTGGTGCAAGCATACTATCGTCAGGTACTAATAAAGGTGGATCTACTTGTTTTGCTGCAGCTTTCATTGCAGTTTCCACCATTTTATTTAAAACTTTTACATCAGGTAAAGCATTCATAGCAGGCGATCTACCATAAATTTCTGTAGATGCTTTTAAGTATCTTGGAATAACATAAGGTAATTCTTTGAAACCGCCTATGTCGATTATATGACCTGAACTAAATTCAAAATATATCGATTGAAACGGCATATTTTTTTTATCTAATTTATTTTCGTTGTAGATTGTTCTAGGTCTAGCAACGTGAACAAGTTCAATTTTTTCAAAAGGTTCTTTCTTAAATAATTTACCAGTTTCTAAAGATAAATTTTCTAAACCAAATTTCTCGACTGCTGCGTGAACTGGAATTTTAAATCTTCTATAAACAGTATCTATAAAACCTTTATCATTTTCTTGGATATATAATTCTTTTATATGTCTTGTTGAAAATCTTAAAATCTGATCCTCATCACTTTCAATCATCATACAAGCAGTGCCAAAAGTAATTAGATCGTGATAAGCTTCAAATATTTCTTGTTGAAAATTAGACCGAGCAAACGCAGTGTACATTTTGTCGGTGACATCTTCTAACCATTCTTTAGCTTCGTCTATATCGTTTAGCTGATCTTCTTTGTATCTTAAACTAAACCAACGATTTGCTGAACTCGTCAACATACCTTGCAAAGATGACGCCAATAATTCTAAAGCGTGAATAGCCGTTGCATCAAATATTTGTAAGTTTCTCTTGTCGCCTCTTGCTCGTTCGTTTGTTATCTCTGCTTTTCTCGGCTGCATAAAGTCTGCGCATTCTTGCCAGTGGCTTTCCCACGTTGAACGCTGCTCCATAAGCCTAGATAAGTTTGACTTGAGTTCTCGAGCCAAATTTTTAAATTCTTGTGATTGCATTAATTATCCACCTAATAAAGTTTTCTTTGCTATTTCTAAACTTTCGTCAACACCTTCAGATGAAGTTAAGATTGTTGATCTTCTTCCTCTTCTTTTTTTATCATCGTATCTTGGATCTATTGCTTTTCTAGTCTCGATGATTGGTTTTGGCTCAGGTCTAGGAATAGGCTTAGGTGCTACTGGTTGTGGTGCTGATACAACACTTCTAACAAATCCGCCCATAAATTATCCTCCTAATAAAGTTGGTTGATTAGTATCGGCCTCAGAATCTTCTAACTCAGGTGTAGTTAAAATAGTTGATCTTCGACCTTTTCTTAATCTGTCTCTTTTTCTAGCTTCTGCTGCTGCTTCCTCTTTTCTTGCTGCATCGTCTAAGTTTGGAACATCTTCAACCTTAGGCTCAACAATTGGTGGAGGTGCTGGCATACTTGGCATTTTAAATAGAAAACTCATAATTATAATCTCTTTGAAATTGTTGTTTGTTTTTTAATTGTGATCGTTCCATACCAGTTGCTAAAGTTCTAAGCGCATCGTTAAAATGGCTTGACCAATCGTGGTTAGGTTTAGCAGAGTACATACGATCTTTTTCTTTGTACTTACGATGATAATGTCTCAAAGCATTTATAAACTTTTTGCAATTATCAACGTCTATGTAACATCGAGGAAGCAACATTTTTACTGCGTGTATGCCATCTTCGATACTTAGCTTTGGTGCTATTCTAAATCTTAATCCTAATTGATAGGCAACCTCTCTTCTAGTTCGACCAGTAGCAAAATCTGTTTGGTCTAAATCGTGAGGTCCTATGTGTTCATTATACGTATAATCTTTCTCTTTGAGGATCTGAGCGTAATGAGGAAACGCCTTGTTATTGTTTTCGTAACTATCAATAATGTTAATAGCGTGTCCAACATTTTGATAAAACAAAATAGCGGTACTATCATTATAACCAAGATCCCAAGCGGTATTAACAGGATAGCTTGGATCGTGAGGTACTCTAGCAATCCTTTTTTCATCTTCTAGTTTCGAAATAAGTTCACCATAAATTGATCCTTTTACATTTCCTATAAAAGAACACTCAAACTCTTGATTGTAAGTTGCTTGTCCCATAACGGACAATGCAGCTTTTAATTCGTCACTATCTACTAATCCAGTTTCACTAGCTTTAGCAGTATATAAAAACCAAGCATCATCGCTTTGAGCTTTTAAATACAGATCATAAAAGATATTATTCATACCTTTTGGTGTTGAACATAAACTCATCCAACCTTTTCGATCAGCTATTGCAGGTCTTATTACTTCATCAATCAGCTCACGGCTTACTTGACTAGCCTCATCAACTACAGCTCCATCTAAATAAATACCTCTGATGCTATCAGGATTTTCAGATGAGAGTAATTGTATTCTTGAGCCATTAAAAAAATCAGCTCGTAATTCTGTTTCGTTATATTTGGTGTTAGGCAAATTCTTGGTGTAGTGTTTTAAATAATCCCAAGCTATCTTTTTTGCCTGACTATAAGTTGGAGCAATGTAAGCAAATCTAGGTTGATGATTATTATTAGTCATACAACTTTTGATTAGATGATTAATTAACATCACCGTTTTGCCAAACCTACGATGACAACACAAAACTGAAAATCTATGTTTGTCTAATTCTGTATGAATGAAAGCTTGTTGCTTTCTTGGTGTATAAGGTATTGTAACATTCATTAGTGAATTGTTGGTGGACCTTCAGCGTGAAAGTAGTTCATCTTAATTTTGCCAAATAAATAATCGGCAAACTCGCCAATATCCGCTTCTCTTTCAAATCCAGTAAAGACCACCATTAGCTCATCGCCATATGTGGTAAATGAAAAGGATGTAACTCCTTTGAATTTCTCAGGTATTATGTATTTCTTTTTGTTTGTTTTGCTCATCGGTATTTTATACGTATTAGACGGAGGCGCACGATATTGGGATCGATACTTTTTGCGCAATCCTTTTTATTTTTTCCAGTTTTTTGCAACACCTTAGATACCTTATCTCAGGCTCAAGAAGGCTATTCTTTATTTATAGAAGCCTTGGTACGTGTATGGTACGAGAACAGATCTTCCGAACTCCATCACACGTGCGAGACTAGCTCAATCGCTGCTAACTACCTGACCTTCTACAATCTTCTCAGGCTGCTGCCATTGAATAGTTATCTTTGTGTCTTGAACTACTTCTTGCTTATCACCATACAAGCTAGGCAATAACTTAGATGCTAGCCAACGATAATGATGCAGCTTCTCTCTGACAATACCAACATCTTTAGCTGACATTGTTTCAAGCTCTTCAATCATTTTATCTAAATAGTATTGAGTACCTACTCTTCTTGCATTTGTTATTTGTTTAGCAAAGGAAGGATGTTTAGTAATCCATCTGTTTATTGTTGCTAAACTTGGCAATTCTTTTCGACTACAGATCTTCGTTAGTGGCTGGCCATTCATCAGCTCTTGGCAAATCTGATCTGTTAATTGTGTTGTTAGTTCTAAAGATTTCATTGTTCCGATACTGCTTTAAATTTTGTAAAGCTTTTAATTTACCTTCTTTTGTTTTTGGTCCAGTGCTCATTCCTGCGTGGTTTGGACAACGATATTTTTTACTTGTCTTGCAAAAGAAACCTTTACGTTTGCAGCGTACTTTGTATTGACTTGATCTAGTAAAACTTTCGCACTGATCTGGTTTGAATTTCATAACTGGTCCTAGATCGTTGGAATAAAAAAAAAGAAGTGAAAAAAAAATAAAAGTTTTTTGGCAATACGCTTACAACAGTTAAATTATACAAGTGATTTCTAATCTGTCTATTATTATGTTTTAACTTTGTTTATAGGATGATTTTAAAATTATAAAAATTTGAAGATATATTTATTACTTAAAGATTTTGTCGAAGATGTAAAGATTATTTTTTAATTTATTTGATAACTTATCTAAGATTGTCTCATACATCTTTTTAATTGTAGTTCGATGATAACCAAATTGTTTTGCAAGCTTGGTCCATTGAAATCTATTTGCTCTTAACCATAACAGCTTTCGTGCCATCCTAGGATTATCTGATACATCTTTATCTACTTCCATTAAAATATCTAAAGCTAAACCATACCTAGTCATCTGCCTTGGTGTTGCACGTAGAACTAACTTAGGCTTATCATAAAAACCTAAATCTTTTTTATCATAACAATAATCTAAAATCTTATACATTGACGGACAATTTCTATTATGAGGCTTACTGATAAATCTTTCAGCATAAGCAGCATCATCA